TTGTAAACGGTTTGCAGATACTTCCAATCACTTAAAACAATGCGAGTGCTGCGTGATTGATACCATCCGCCATTATACCATAACCAACCATTTTCCAATGCTTCACGTTCTTCGTATGGTTCGCATTGTAGATTAGCATGATATAATTGCAGATTATGTTTTTCTTGACTGCCATAATAGTGGCTATAAGTAATCTTCATATGATTAATTATATAGATTTAGATACGGCAAAGCAAGATTTAAGTGATTGGATTATCAATTTCCTAGATGTTCCGCAAGAAATGCTAAACAATATTGCGCCATGCCCATTTGCAAAAGCTGCGTTAGTTAATGGCAAGATTCGTTTTGTTGTTGGCAGCGATAATGTAGTGCAAGATATGTTGCAACTTAATGATCAGTGGGATAGTGAATATGAAGGCGTTGTATTAATCTATCCAAGTGATATAAATGCAGAAAATTTTAGTGATAGTGTTGAATATGTAAACAACTTGTTTTATCGCCATAGTGGATTGCTTGCGCTAGAAGATCATCCACAAATTCTAGAAGCGATTGCTGGTCTGCAGTTTAACAATCACAAATATGCAATCGTTATTGTTCAACGAGCAGAGAAATTGCGCAAGGCAAGTGAGATGCTAGCCAAACGTGGATACTATAAACATTGGTCGCAGCAAGATTTGGATAGCGTTGTTGGATGGAGATGGTAATGGCGATCTCGGCAGGACTCTAACCTGCAACCTAGTGGGTAGAAGCCACTTGCTCTATACAGTTAAGCTACGAGACCGTTACAAACCAAATATATCATGCAATTCTTGCAACGTCAACTCATTTGCATAATATGTTTTATCACACTTATATAACACGCTATCATGTAAACGTTTGGCAATGACATCATTTATAACACGAATACTCATATCGTGCGTAATTTTATCAACAGCATTATGATGACGTTGGTCTAATACAAAAGCCAATGGTTTACTAAATCTATAAATCTTGCTTAAATTAGATGCACGACTTACAACATAATTACTATAACCAATTTGAAATAATCCATGTTGCCATGGTGTATTTTCTACAAGTTCACTTTCTCGTATGATTTTAATATCGGGAATTTCGTCTAATAATTTTACACACTGCGGTGTTTCAACGAGAAATAATACTTTCATATAACACCCAAAAAATAAATGGCGGAGCCTCTGGGAGTCGAACCCAGTCTACCCAAGCGGGTAGTACAGCTTAGCAGGCTGCTGCATTACCGTCCTGCCCAGACTCCGTTATATTATATATAGTATCTTTTTTCCATATTGTCAAGTTATTTTTAAATTGTTTCCACTTGCAACGATCTAATTCTGTTTCATAACCTTTTACTTCAAGATATCCGCCAAGTTCTTCTACATAAAAATCTGGTGTATAATGGCTTATTTTACCAGATAGGTTAATGTATGCAAATCTTTCAGTATTTCTTTTCCAATTCCATTTTTTAGCATCCATATATTGTGCTGCTTTTAATTCCCAAGTTCCATCTAATAATACTTCACCTGCTATTGGACTAAAATACCTAATTTTTTTACATCTGCCAGCTTTTGGCATCCAACCGTCTTCATATCTTTTCAAAATTATTTCACGATGTTTATCTCTAAACTCTTGTTGTTTTTCTTCACTTAAAGTATTCCAAAATGATTTACCCAAGTTTGCATTTCGCAACTTTTCTTTTTGAATTAAAGCACCTTGTTCGCCAAATATTTCATCATATGTTTTTCCTTTAAGACTTGTTCCCTTTGATGAACCTTTGGGGTGTCCATTTTTCCAATAGTTATTTCCTAAATCTTTTCTTAAATTTTTTATTTTGGAACGATTTATTTCCTTCATTCCATCACAAGAACTTGTAGATTTGCTGCAACAATTCTTTCCATTTTTTAGTTTATACTTTGCTTCGGTTCCACAACCATAATCACATAAATCTGTCATATAACTATTTATACAAAATAATTAAAAAGGTGCTTTTGACCTCTAAACTGGTAGGCGATGACAGAATCGAACTGCCGTAGCCGCCGTGTAAAAGCGGAGTTTTACCATTAAACTAATCGCCTATTTCTTATATTCTTAATATACTTATATTATCTAAATTTGTCAAGTATTATTTTATATAAAGTTTCTGCCATAATTTCATGACCTTTTTCGTCAGGATGACCATCTGGCATTTGATGCGGATAGATTATATCACACATATTCTTTTCACCTTGCCACAAATAGTTAGGAATATCTTCCTTTTTATAATGATTCATTGGCAGTGCATCAAAAAACAAGTAAGGTATATTGTTAATATCTAACCACGCAGTGAATAATTCTAGTTGATTTATAAATTTATTATAGTAATAAACATCATCATAATAATCATGCCAAAATACATTTTCAAATTTGCATTGTCCACGACGATTGGGAATAGTAGTAAATGTTTTGCCAGTTTTTGCATCAATAAATTCTATGCGGCTATAATGTGTTAAACCACATATCACTAAACTATCTAAAAAATTTTTACAATTTAACACACTACTAATAATGTATTCATTGCCTATACCTTCATGTGCTAAATTTAAAACTTTAGCATTTAATTTTTTAGCAAGCAATTGTGGCCAACTTTTTGCAGAATCATCTAAACCATAGCCACTACTAAAACTATCGCCACTACAAATTATTTTTGAAAACATTCTGTTACTTTGGGAATTATTAAATTAAACCAAGATGTGTGTGCTTCTGGACCAGGATGATTTCCGCATTGTGGATAATCTTTTGCCCAAACATGAAATCCATTATCTTTATGCCAATTATTCCAATTAATATTGTGCCATAATCCATTAGATAACACTTCTGGTGGTTGTTTATCAAATAATTCATTTGTAGCACAACAAAAGAAATATGGAATATTTTTGCTTTCTAAAAGTAATTGCAACAATACAATTTCTTTTGCAGTATTAATATGATGACTTATTGAATCGCCTGTTATTTTATAATATTGGTCAGCAGCACTGGTTATTCCAATTTCAGTTAGTTTATTATGCTGTTCACTAAAAAATTTATGTTGGTTATCATCTATGCCATTCGGAAAAAATGAAAGTTTTTCTTCTAATGATAATCCATGCCAAGCATTAAAATTGATATTATAATCATCTATTCCAAATTGTGCTGCTAATGATTTGTCATGAACAATAGTATTATAAGGATGCATATTGCGCAATCGTATTTCACTACGATGAGTATATGTCCACATCACTGCTACATATAATTCTTTATTTTGATTTTGATTAATAGCATCTATAACACGACGAGTGATTGTGTTATTTGCGCAACCTGGTTTGGCAGCGCAATAATAATCATATCCTAATTTTTGAGAAAGTAAAGCAGACCATGTAAATTGACTAGGCGATGAAGTTGTTTCATCGCCTAATTCGCTTCCCCAAGTAAAACTATCGCCGCCAGCAATAAGAAGTGGCATTAGGAACCAAGTACTTCCTTGGCTTTCTTATAAAGTGCTTCACGCTCTTCAAGACCAATCGTGCCGCCATTGATGATTTTAGTTGCTTTTACACAATCATCAGCATCTGCAGCTTCGTTGCAACCGTTTTCTTGAAAGAACCATGCAGCACTACGAGCAGCACCTTCTGGCTCACTCAAATAATCACTATCGGTTGTAAGGTCTTTGTTTAGTGCTTTGCCACAGTTTTCATAGTTGCTTTTACCAGTCAACTGGATTAGACCACGACCACGAAAACGATAGCCATCGCCACTTGCTTCGTCACCATTGCCCATACGGTTAGCATAAACACGATTAGCAATCTTTTCTGGTTGCTTTGCAAAGTCTTCTGGATTTACATCACGGAAATACTTTGGAAAAACCTTTGTAAGAGTTTCTGCCTTATAGTTAAGATTTTCACTAACAGCACTAAACATGCCGCTCTCATGACCGCATTGTGCTAGGAACATTGCTTCACGCTGTAGTGTATTGATTTCAAATTCGTTCATTGCTTCGTTAAGTGCATCACAAAATTTATCTAAATTTTCTTCTTTTGCACCGTGAAAGATTTCTTTTAGTTGGTCAATGGTTGCCATGATGATTTCCTCTTGGGTTATACGACTATTTACCATTCCGTTTATGTCACATAAATATCTACATGTGTGTTATAGTAGCAAAATACTTTGAAGGAACTGGTTGGGTTGGGGTTAAAAACCGCGACCGTAATTATGTGCCTGACCTTTCATTCCGTAAGAAGCAGAATAAAAATACAGAAACTCTTTATTTCTGGGATGATATCACGCAATATTGCGAAGGCATGAATGACAATGGCATTTGTATTTTAAGTGCATCGCTTATGGTGCTAGATGATGAAAAAGAAATTACTGTTCGCACCAAGACACCATCTAAAGACGGTATAAAAATTAAAAAAGCGTTAACTCTTACTGATATTAAAGCAGTAGCAATGAGTCTTATTAAGCAGAAATTGCCTGGCTGCACTCTTATCTTTAATCAAGAAGAATGTTATCTGCTTGAAGGTGCTTGGGCACCTGGTGGATACGAAGATAAAGATTACAAATATAAAATTGAAAAGATTAACAAAGATGAAACTGTCGCTAGAACCAATCATGGCGTATGGTTAAAGTGGGCAGGCTATCAATATGGCGCAGATGACAGCGAAAGCATGAGTGCTATTAGTAGCCGCAGTCGTCAGCTTATTGCTCAGCATGTTGCCGATAACGCCAAAACACCAGCACAACTTATTGACTGGCTAACCAAGAAGTATGTTGATAACTGGCAGTTGAATGCAATGCGTCTTAGCGATGAAAAGAAGATGATGCGCACCACTGCACAGCTAATGTTAGTGCCAAAAGACCTAACAATGTTTGTGCGTCCTATTCAAAGCAATATTAAGTTTAATTTCTGGAAACTTAATGGCGCAAAGGATAACAAAATGTGGGTTGAATTGCTAACCAATCGTGTGTTACGCACTGGTGAAGATGATCCATCTATCCCAACTAATCTATCGCATATTGAAGATTAAACTGGATGATGGGCTAATCCCCAATCATTGTCTTTCCAACGCAAACCAAATAGCACAGCATCTTCACTATTCGTGAATATCCATTGACTTGTCCACCCATGCTCTTCGTTAGCATAAGGCCATTTGTTTATCGTGAACTTAATGTTGTTTTCATGACACCATGTATACATCTTGTCAATCCAAAACTGCGCTGCAAATGCGGCATGAGCAGATGGCAGTGTAATATCAATTTTATAATTTTCAGTCATGATTACTTTAATATACCAATATGGTTAGATAATGTCAAGTATTAAATGTTAAACTTTGCAATTAATTGTTTTACTCTTGCATAATTTCCACCCTTTGCGGATAGTCCTACTTTCAATAATGTTTTACGAATATTTCCTTCGGACTTATATGCGGCAATTAATTCTTCGTCAGATACTTTTACGGTTCCAATATTTTTTCCTCTGCCTTTATATGTTGATGTTAAACTGTGACAATTCGGACATAAAAATCTTAAATTTTCTAATCTATTGTCACGATTATTTCCATTGATGTGGTCTAAATCAAGGGTGATTTTTTCACCAAACCATTCGGTCACGTCGCACCTATGGCATTTATATTCAATAAGATTTTCTTGTATTATTCTTTTTTTAATAAACATATTACCGTGCATACTAAAATCTGTAAAAACATCTACATTTTCGGTAAAAGTTTTTCCTCTTGCCCATGCCATTCTATCTTTTGTTTCTTGTGGCAAATTATTATAGATAATCTTTGCTGATTTTCGTGTGCCTTTTTTATATGCACTTTTTACTCCGAGTGAATTTTTTTCTTTAACACTTCTGCATGAACTATAATGTTTTTGGCAGCAATTTTTTCCATTTTTTAATTTATATTTTGCTTTTTCGTCACACCCATAATCACATAACATATTTTAATCTCCCTATATAGTATTTATACAGGGAGACATGTCTTTTAATTAAAATTTTGATGGGTGGTGCGCTCTACCAGAATCGAACTGGTACGCCGAAGCGAGAGATTTTACGGCGGAGATTCTGGATTTGAACCATAATGGGCGTTTACCCTTTCTCCGAAGTCTCTTGTGTCTACCTATTCCACCAAGAGCGCATTATTCATTACTTTACACTTATACTGTGTATGCTGTCAAGACGAAACGAACGCCATTCGCCAATATCGGTTACAAAAACTGCAAGTGAAGTATCACTCACTTTACGTTCCTTCTTTTCCTCACCTTCCACTACGATGACAGGTGGTAATAGTTCAGGATTAAGAGTACAAGGCATCGTGCGCAAATCACCATTTACTTTTGTAAAAGTTACTTCGCATACGCTTTCACGTAGCATATCACGCAACATATCAATGCTTGGCTGAACTTCCGTATTAAACTCAATATACGATGGCATGCGTTC